GAAGGCAAAAACAAAAAGGTTGTCGGGTATCATTTGAGCGGGCTTTATTCGCCGGTCGGTTGGCTAGACTGGGAGGACTGCGCGCAGCAATGGGACGAGGCACACAATCCAAAAAACTTGGAAAAATTAAAAACTTTTATCAATACCGTTTTGGGCGAAAGTTGGAAGGACAAAGGCGAGGCGCCGGAATGGAAAAACCTATACAATCGTCGCGAGACTTACGACTTAAATACAATACCCGAAGGCGTTTGCTTTTTAACTGCCGGAGTCGACATTCAAAAAGATCGGATCGAGGTCGAGATAGTTGGTTGGGGTCGCAATAAAAGATCATGGTCAATCGACTATAGAGTTTTCAACGGCACGACTGACTCAATCGATAGTAAGCCTTGGGGTGAGTTGCAAGATGTTCTAGCCGAGGTTTGGCAAACTAAAAACGGGTCGGACTTACCCGTTAAGCTTATGGCCATTGACTCAGGCTACAATACTCAAACGGTTTATTCATGGGTGAAACAGTTTTCGATTCATAAAGTCGTTGCGATCAAAGGGTCTGACGTACAATCTGTCATGATCGGTCAACCAAAGCCAGTTGATGTAAAACTAAAAGGTCGTAAAACAAAATTAAAACGGGCGGTTAAGCTTTTCACTCTTGGCGTTTCTATTATTAAACAAGAGCTTTATGGTTGGCTTAAAATGGAGACGCCCGAGGAGGACAAGCCCGAGCCCTACGGCTTTTGTCATTTTCCGCAGTATGACGAGGAGCATTTTAAAAGACTAACCTCGGAAACTTTAGAGACCAAATGGATTAAAGGTCGAAAAAAATACGAATGGGTAGCCAATGGCCGAAACGAGCAACTCGATTGCCGGGTTTATGCTCGTGCAGCGGCGTGTCTTATTGGCATTGATCGCTTTAAAGATCCACAATGGACTAGACTTGAAAACGAGCTCGGGGTATTTTCGGAAAGACAAACAGGTAAAAACGTGCAAAAATCTGAAAAGAAAGCTAGCAAACCTGGCCTAAAGAGGCGAAAATCTAAGTTTACATGAGGACAAAACCTTGGCTTATGTTTTAGCAGACCTAGAAAAACTTGAGGCGGCAGTTGCTAGCGGTGCTTTAGAGGTTGAATACAATGACCGCAAGGTTCGTTATCGTTCGATGAAAGATTTAAAAGAGGCGATACAAATTGTTAAGCGAGGCCTTGGGCTTGTTAAGCGTAGCGGGCGTCTCCTTTGCGAAGCTAAAAAAGGGACGACGTAAATGCCGAAAGACTCTCCCGAAATTAAATTGAATTGGTTCGACCGAACAATTGGTTTTTTCTCACCCAGAGCTTTGCTTAAAAGAAAAAAAGCGCGAATTTGGAACGAACATTTAGCCCGGAAATATGAGGGCGCCGACTCGGGCCGCAGGACAAAAGGTTGGTTTACTAATCCGTCGTCAGCCAATGCTGAAACCGCAGTGGGCTTGCCAAAATTAAGAGACCGATCAAGGGATTTAGTAAGAAACAACCCTTATGCCGCTAGAGGCATTCAAGTAATTGCAAATAATGTCGTCGGTAAAGGTATTAGGACCCAGATAAAAGTCGATGATAACAGAAAAACTAATAGACGCGAATCGCGTTTAAATGGTATTTGGAATGCATGGGCCGGTACGACGGCTTGCGATCATACGGGCGTTCATACTCTCGCGGGGTTGCAGCTATTAGTTATGCGGTCAATTGCTGAAACGGGTGAGGTTATCATTCGTCGAAGGCGTACAGGTCGAAGGCGGGTTATAGGTCTCGACGGTATTGAATGGGAAATCCCTGCCTTTACTTTGCAAGTATTAGAGGGTGATTTTATTGCGTCTACTCGTTTGACTGGACGACTTCCTAACGGAAATCAAATAATCCAAGGCATTGAACTTAGTCCCGAGGGTACGATTGAAGCCTATCATTTATTTACGGATCATCCCGGCAGTCTGGACATTATACCAGCGTCAAAATTTCAAACGGTAGCGATACCGGCTAGTGAAATTTTGCATCCGTTTAGAGTCGACAGACCCGGTCAACTTAGAGGCGTGCCGTGGTTGCATCCTGTAATGTTAAGGCTAAGAGACTTTGATTTATTTGAGGATGCGCAACTTAAACGGCAGCAATGTGCCGCCATGTGGACTGCTTTTGTGCATGATATTGAGGGTATTGACGGTGACGAGGAGACAAAAGAGGAGACTGAATTAGGCGAAAAAATGGAGCCAGGTATGATTGAGTTATTGCCGCCAGGCAAAGATATTAAATTTGCGAGCCCTCCCGGCGCTGAAAACTATGCTGAATATACATCAGTTGTATTGCACTCCATTGCTAGCGGTTTAGGCATAACTTTCGAGTCGCTGACTAATAATTTAAAAGAGGTTAATTTTTCAAGTGCTCGCATGGGCTTTTTAGAAATGCAGCGAAATATTGACACTTGGCGAAATCAGTTAATGATTAATAAATTTTTAGGCCCGACTTTTAACTGGTTTAGGGCTGAACTTGAAATTATTGGCGAATCGACGCAGGGCATGAGGGGTGTTTTTACTCCGCCGCGCCGTGAAATGATTGACCCGACCAAGGAAATACCGGCATTAAAGATGTCTGTAAGAAGTGGTTTTAAAAGTTTGAGCGAAGTTATCCGCGAGTCTGGTCATGACCCTGATATCCATTTCGAGGAGTTGAGAAAAGATAACGAGATTATTGACACCAATAAATTAACCCTTGATAGTGATTCTCGAAAAGTAGACAATGGCGGCAAGTCGAACATTGAAACCGACGAAACTGACGAAACGCCGACGCCGCCTGAATAGTTGCAATTCTCTCAAGGGCAAGGCACACTGTTTAAACGACGAGGAAAAATCTATGAAAAAAATCAGAAAAATAAATTTACCCGTCATGCAAAGAGCGGCAACTTTTGAGCCCAAAAGCATTGACGTCGAAAAAAGAACTGTTGACGTTATTTTCACAAAGGGCGCAAGGGTTTTACGACGAGGGTTTTTTTCTGACGATTTTTTCGAAGAGCTCAGCCTTGATAAAAAAGCCGTTCGCATGAAACGACTTGAAAGCGGAACCGCTCCCGTTTTAGATACTCATGGGTTTTCTAGTCGCAGCGGAGTCGAATCGGTTTTAGGCGTTGTCGAAAGTGCTGAAATTATACCCGGCAAAGAGGGCAGAGCAACTTTGCGCTTTTCAGATCGCGCCGATGTTCAGCCAGTTTTTAAAGACATTCAAGACGGGATTTTAAGAAATATTTCAGTTGGATACAATACTTTTAAAACTGAAAATGTCGGCGAGGTTGACGGTACGCCTATTTTTCGGGCAATTGACTGGGAACCTATGGAAATTTCTGTCGTTCCGGCGGGCGCCGATCCAAGTGCTCAAATAAGATCCGATAAAAACCAAATGACTGAGTGCATTTTTATTGAAAATGAAAAAGAAAATCTTGAAATTGATACCCCTGAAACTGTAAAAAGAAATGAGCCCTCAAAGGAAAAGGTTGTGGAAACCGAAAATTTGAGACAGACTCAGTCTATAGAGGAGACCGACATGACAAAAGAGGAAATGGAAAAGGCCGCTGAACTTGCTCGACAAGAGGCGACGGCTAACGAGAAAACTCGTGCAAAAGAAATCCGAAGCATTGTTAAAAAAGTCGGTCTCGACGCAAAATTTGCTGACGAATATATAGACGGAGACAAAACAATAGATGAGGTTCGCACCTTGGCTATTGATCTACTCGCTGAAAAGGCGAACGACCCTAAAACCGAAACACGGGCGGCAAATATCGACGCAAGTGTCGGCGAAGATCTTGCCCGCAAGGGTCGAATCGAGGGAATGACAAGCGCTCTTTTGCATCGTTTCCGACCTAAAGATATTGAAACACGAGACAAGGGCCAACTTGTTAAATTGCATGGCCATGAGTTGGCCGAGTCTGGACGACAATACGCTTATTTGAGTTTGGTCGATATGGCCCGAAATTGCTTGGAAGCCCAAGGCATCCGCACCGGCATGTATCCAAAACACACTATTGCCGACATGGCTTTGAATAATGTTCGAAGTGTTCATTCAATTACTGATTTTCCTGAAATTCTCGCCAATGTTACAAATAAAACATTGCGTAATGGTTATCTAGCGGCGCCTCAAACTTTTATGCCGTTTACAAATGAGGTTTTTGTCGGAGATTTCAAAGAAATTTCTCGAACTAACTTGGGCGATGCTCCTGAACTTTTGCAAGTTGAGGAAGGGTCGGAAGTTAAGCGCGGCTCAATGAGTGAAGCCGCTGAGAAATACCGCGTTGAGGAATTTGCTCGAATCGTGGCTATCTCAAGAAAAATAATTTTGAATGACGACCTCGCGGCATTTACTCGAATTCCCGAAAGAATGGGACGACGGGCAGCTGATCTTGAGTCTGATTTGGTTTGGAATATCATTAAGGCTAACGCTAACCTCGCGGACGGCGTTGCACTCTTCTCGGTCGCAACTCACGCTAACTTGTCAGGTACTCCAGCAGCGCCGGACGAAGCGGGACTTAATGAGGCTCGCGCTTCAATGAGACGAAAAACCGGCCTTGATGGTGCTGAAATTTCTTTGACTCCAGCTTGGATTTTTGTACCTCCCGCGCACGAGACTGCAACTGAGAAATTGATTGCAACTACTCGTCCGAATAACGCTTCGGATGTTAACCCGTTCGGGCCTCAAGGACGTACAACTCTAAGAATGGACGTTGAGCCACGACTTGAAACCGGTCCTGACGGCTCGCTAACCGCTTGGTTTGTTACTGCTGACAAAGGTCAAGTCGACATGGTCGAACTTGCCCGCCTGGAAGGCACTGACGGCCCTCAAATCCAGTCGCGAGACGGCTTTGACATCGCCGGGGTTGAGATTAAGGTGATGCACGATATCGGCGCCAAGGCGATTGATTTTCGTGGACTATTTAAAAACGCCGGAGCTTAATAGAGCAATCGGAAACTGTTAAGAAACTGGAGGATTGATACATGAAAAATTTCTCACAACCCGGTGATACTATTGACGTGGCTGCCCCTTCGGGAGGCCTCGTCAGTGGACTAGGCTTTTTTATTGGGTCGCTATTCGGAGTTGCCGTTGCAACCGTTGCTGAAAACCTAATCGGTGCGCTTGTCGTCGAGGGAGTCGTTGAAATTGCAAAACTTTCCACTGACAACATGACCCTCGGGTTAAAAGTTAACTGGAACGACACCAACGACGAGGTTCAACTCGCAACGACTGACTTGGATAATGTCGGCACGGTTGTTGTGGCCGCAGGGGCATCGACAACTGTTGTACAAATCAAACTTACACCGGTCTAATTAAGGGAGGGCAAATGCCTCCTCAAGACTTTGATACTCTTGCCAGCGGCGCGTTTGACCAAATCAAATGCGCTTTGGCCGTTGAGGCTATTTACAAACCTAAGTTGGGTGGCTCGTTTAAAATTAGGGGAGTTTTTGACGACCGTGTTCAAGAGGTTGACGCCGATACGGAGCAAGTTGTTTCATCAAATGCTTATACCCTCGGCGTAAAACTTGCCGACCTCCCGAATAAACCTAAAAAGGGCGACCGTGTAGAAATAAAAAAAGTTAAATATCAAGTTATCGAAATTCAAGAGGACGGCGTCCCCGACGTAAGTGCTGTTTTAGTTTTACATAGGACCGACCCGTGAGCATTCAAACCAACCTTGGCCCAGCAAAAGATAAAGGAAAACTCCGAAAACTCATTCGAAAAAAAATCGTTGAGATTTTAACTGGCGCGACTGATGCCGGCGTCCGAGTATTTCCGAATGCCTCTGTACCTCCCGCCGAGGAGGAATTGCCGGTCATTTTAGTTTATCCAAGATCTGAGTCGGCGGGAAAATATGCCGAGTCCCCGCGCGAACTTGAGCGTGACCTAGACTTAGCAATTGAAATTGTGGCCAAAGGTCCCGAGGTAAATGTCGATTTAGAAACTCCAAAAGAGGGCGAAAAAACTTTAGAGGATATTTTGGACGATATTGCCGACCAAATTGAATGCGCGATGAGTCGTGATGAAACGCTGCAAGGTACCGCCGACGATTCAATTTTAACAAATACAGAATTTGAGTTTGAAAGTGTTGGAGGGCTGCCCATTGGCTCGGCGAGACTAACTTATTCAGTTACTTATTTTACTATGCTGCCGAGAGATGTTAGTAAACAAAGCGGACTTGCCGCGTTTAAAAAGGTTGAAGCTGATTGGAATATCGGCGACGATGAAAATACGCGCGAGGCTGACGACTCTATTGATATACCTCAAACTTAGGAGTAAGATCTTATTATGGAAATGCGAATCCGAATTAAACACAAATTTATGAATCCTCGCACTAATCGCATGTCTATAATTGATTCAGAGATGAATGTGCCTGTAACGGGGTTTTGGTTACGTCGTTTAAACGATGGTGATTGTGAAAAAATAAAAGCAGAGTCGAGGACTGGACCCAAGGCAGAACCAAAAAAATATATGAAAAAAGACGCTAAAAGGAGCAAATAACTATGGCAATTTCATTTATATCAGTCCCATTAGGTTTAAAAGTCCCCGGCGTTTTTGTCGAATTTGACACGAGTAAAGCGCAGCAAGGCGTAGCCATAAAAGTTTATAATGCGCTTTTAATTGGTCAACAACTCTCTGATGCTAGTAAAGCCGCCGGCCAAATTGACAAAGTTACTAGCCAGTCTCAAGCAAGAGATTTTTACGGCAAAGGTTCTCAACTCTTTCACATGGCAAAAGCTTTCATCGCTGAAAACGGCGGACTTAATGAATTAAATTGTATTTCGCTAGCTGACGGCGGTGCCGTAGACGCGACTGGATCTTTTGAAATTGTAACCCCGCCAACTGCAGCCGGTACACTTTCAATTATGATTGCGGGCCGACGTTATCGAATAGCGGTTGCGGCAAGTGATATTGAGTCGGCAATTATCGCAGCTTTGATTGTTGAAATTGATGCCGATGAGGACCGCCAAGTAACTGTTTTAGTTAACGGTGGCGATTCCGATATAATGGATATTACTTCTAGAAATGCCGGCGAACATGCTAACGATATTGATATTAGAATTAACCCTTTTGAAGGTGAAGAGCTTCCGACCGGTGTTACAACGACAATCGTTGCAATGACTGGCGGCTCTGGAAACCCAAGTATCTCAAGTGTCATTACTGCAATGGGTGAGACTCAATTCGACGTTATCGTTATGCCTTATACTGACGCTGCAAATTTACTTCTTATGCAAACTGAACTTCAAGACCGTTGGGGTCCAATCCGACAAAACGACGGCCATTTAATTATTTGCCGAAAGGAAAGTTTTGCACTGCATTCAACTTTTTTAGACACTCGAAACAACGAGCAAGAAACCGTTATGAATATTGCCGGTGCAACTCCTCAATGGGAATGGGCCGCAAATATCGGAGCGGTCATTGCGCAAGAGGGTCAAAGAGACCCCGCAAGGCCTTTTCAAACTTTGGCTTTACGCCAAGTTTTACAGCCTCTTGAGTCTGAAACTTTTGATTTCGGTGAACGCAATTTGCTTTTGACAGCGGGCGGATCAACTTACACGGTTAACACTGGCGGAGTTGTACAAATCGAACGACTTCGAACAACTCGAATTGAAAACGAATTTGCTGCAACGGATGAGGCTTTGGCCGATCTAAACTCAAAACTCACTCTGAGCTTTTTGCGTTTTGATTTTCGCGTCCTTATGCTTGTGAAATACCCTCGGCATAAGTTGGCCGATGACGGTACAAGGTTCGGACCTGGCCAAGCAATTATAACTCCCCTCATTGGAAAAACTGAGGCAATTAATCGTTTCAGACTTTGGGGGGAGTTAGGGCTCGTCGAAGGTGGCGACCAATTCAAGCGAGACCTTATTGTCGAGCGAAACGCTCAAGACCCGAATCGTCTAGACTTTTTGCTCTCGCCAGATCTAATAAATCAGTTGAGAGTGACCGGCGTACAAATTGGGTTTTTACTCTAAAAAGTTTTAGTTTAAGGATTTATACTCTAAGAGGAGGAGTTAACACATGGCAAATAGAAGAGTCGGCGGAATACTGCTCCTCAAAATTGATGGTGAGCTATTCCAAGCTAAAGGTGAATTTACTTATAATATCAATCCAACTAAACGCGAGTCGGTCGTTGGCCAAGACGGCGTACATGGTTTTTCTGAAACTCCAAAAATGGTATTCATTGAGGGCAGCATTACAGATAACGACGAGTTAGATCTTGAGCAATTGGTCGCGATCCGAGACGCGACAGTCACGATTGAACTAGCCAACGGTAAAGTCATTGTTTTACGAGAGGCTTTTTATGCTGCCGACGGCGACGTCACTTCGAGCGAGGGAGAAATCCAAGTGCGCTTTGAAGGTATAAGCGGCGAAGAGATAAGATAACCGCGTTTAAATGCTGCACTAAAAATTATACATCGGGAGGGAACCCATGAAAGACTCAAACTCTGAAAAGTCCAAAGTCGGGCCAGTTGATGCACCATCAGTTATTTACAAACTAGAATATCCTGTTCACTGGGGCGACGAAATTGTCGAAGAAATCGAATTGAAAAGGCTGCGCGGTAGACATGTGAAAAGAATTTCATCAGATGCAGATTTTGAAACTATTTTTAGACTTGCCGCAAAGTCCTCGGGGCTCGTGCCGGCGTTTTTTGATGAGCTCGACGCTTGCGATTGCGCCGGGGTCGGTGAGGTTATAAGTGGTTTTTTGGACAATGGCCGCAAGACTGGGAAGACCGATTAGCTTTAATCTGGTTTACGTTTCACGGGGTTTTGTCTGAGCTTTACGAGTTTGACGACATTGAGTTAAACGAGTGGTACGATAGGGCAGAGGACTTTCAGGAGGCGGCCAGTGGCAAGTAGGAATAGAACACTCGGTTTAAAGTTAAGAGCGATTGACAAAATGTCGAACGTTATTAGCCGTGTCCAGAAAACCTTTCCTAAACTTACAAGATCAATTAAACGTGCCTCGCGCGCGAGTCAGATTTTCAACGCGCAAACCAAGCGAATGCGCGAGACAATGCAAAAAATTGGGGGAAGGCTCCAAAACTTTGGCCGAGGCATGACGTCTTTTGTAACGCTGCCTATAGTTGCGGCGGGCGTTGCCGGTGTGAAAATGTTTGCCGATTTTCAACAGGGCTTAAGAGGCATTGAAAAAACAACTGGCTTAAGTCGGGTGGCGGTTAGAAAACTTGGCAAGACCTTTGACCAATTATCGACTGAGATACCCGTTTCAACTGCTGAAATGTTAGAACTCGCTCAGGCCGGCGGACAGCTTGGTATTAAAGGCGTGAAAAACATTGAGAAATTTACAGTAGTTATGGCAAAACTTGGACGAGCGGGCGACGTTTCGGGCGAAGCGGGCGCGAAAGGTATTGCCAGAATTTTAAATGTTACCGGTGACGGTATTGGAAAAATAGAAAACTTTTCGTCCGCCATAGTTGCTCTGGGCAATACCTTTGAGGCAAGCGAGTCTGAAATATTAGGTATTGCGAATAGAGTTGCTGGACAAATTGGTCGTTTCGACGTTGCGAGTGATAAAGTTTTAGGTATTGCAACTGCGCTAAAAGCTTTGGGCAAAAATGCTGAGTCCTCGGGATCGGTAGTTGGTCGGTCATTTGATGCGATTGACCAAGCGATAAAAGGTGGCGGTGAGCGAATGCAACTTTTGTCGAAGCTTACTAGAATTGCTAGTAAAGATTTAAAAAAGGCGTTCTCTGACGATGCCGCTGCAGTTTTTCAAAAATTCGTTGTAGGGTTAAATGAAGTTGAAAAGGCTGAGGGCAATCAAATTAAAGTCTTGGCCAAGCTGAGATTGCAAGGCATTCGCATTAACGATGTTCTTTTGACTCTTGCTAAACGTCCCGAAAAACTTGCACAGACAATGGCGTTGGCCTCAAAAGCTTTTAAAGAAAATACCGCCTTACAAAAAGAATTTTTAATACAAACCGATTCTTTTAGTTCAGGTATAAAAACTTTGACTAACACTTTTACAAGTCTTTTAAGATTAATAGGCGAAGAGCTTGCGCCGACAGTTAGTTTTCTTGGTAAAATATTTAAAGGTATTTTTAATTTCTTAAGAAATAACCCGACGATTAGAGCTCTGGTTATTGTGTTTGGAGGATTGGCCGCGATATTAGGACCGGTTTTAATATTGCTAGGCGGTCTTATATCAGTTATGCCTTTAATACTTTCAGGTTTTGCCGCTTTAAGCGTGACGAGTCTTGCGGTCTTGGCGCCGTTTCTTTTAATACCAGCAGCGATTGCCGCAGTTATCGCGGTTGGGGTTATACTGTTTAAACAGTGGGAGAACATAAAAGCTTTTTTCAATGAAAACCCGTTTGGGCAATTTATAAAATTTATCTTTTTTGTCATGACTCCAATAGGTAAATTAATCTCCGCCGTGCGATTAGTCGTTGCCGCTTTTAGTGGGTTAAAAGCTGTTAAAGGAGTGGTGCGAGATATCTTGCCCGACTTCGTTGGCGACAAACTTTTAGGTCCTGAACTAGGACCGGCAACGGGCGCCAAAGGTAAAAACAAAGGCGCTGCAAAAGCCGGTACTGAGCAAACTTTTAAAGGAAACGTTGATGTTAACTTTTCAAACGTCCCATCAGGTACTAAAATAAGATCAGAGGCTAGCGGCTTTTTAGGTTTTAATGTCGGGGCTCTGGGAGGCATTCAGTAATGGCAAAATCGAAATGGCTTGAAAGCTTTAGAGAAGGCTCTTTTCGAGGAGTCCCTTTTAAAACGGACTCACACCAAGTTCAGGGCGGTCGGCGTAAACAAGACCGCGAATTTGCAAAAAGAGACTTAGGTAATTCCGAGGACTTGGGTCGTCGGCTTAAAAAGTTCAGTCTAGAATTATTAATTATTGGCGATGACTATTTCCCCGCTCGCAACGCGCTTGAGGATGCACTAAACGAGGAGGGCGCAGGCGAGTTAGTACATCCCTATCGAGGGACGATAAAAGTCCAAGCCGGCACCTATACTTTAAGCGAAACTGTAAACGAGGGCCGAGTCGCTAGATTTTCGGTTGAGTTTACCGAGGCCGGCGAGGTTAAATTCCCCGATTTAGTTGCTGACGATATTACAAGCGCAGTAAATAGTGCGCTTTCACTGATTGATGACTCTAAAAACTTTTTCGAAACTGTTTTTGATACTGTCAATGAAGCGGCTTTTGTCGTTGACGCAGCGAGTGCTGTTGTTACGGACGCGATTGATTTTCTAGAGGACACTATTAAATCAGTCACCGAGCCTCTTGCAAATTTAACTTTTGCAATTTCAAATCTAAAGGCTGACGTTGCCGAACTTATCACTAAACCGGGAGAGCTTGCCGACCGCGTTGAGGGACTTTTTGCAACTCTTTTAGCTGAGTTTGAAAATGACCCCGATACATCAAATAAGATTTTAGGCAATTTTAATGCCGGGTTAGCTGACGAATTTGTCGCGGTACCGGGTACGACGCCGTCGAGAAATACCGAGCGAGCAAACCAAGCCTCAATTATAAATCTTAACAAAGAAATTTCACTTGCAAATCAAACTCAAGCCGCTGTCGAAATTGATTTTCCTTCAACCTCCGCAGCGATTGAAACAAGAAATCAAATTGTCGATGCCTTAGATGAGCAAATAGAAGTCATTGCCGACAATCCCAAC